CTCTCCGAAAATGATCTTCCGCCACTACCGGGAGATCGTGGATGCGGAAGCAGCAAAGGCGTGGTTTTCAATCCGCCCGCCTGACGGGTGGGTGCCTCCGGAACTCAAATGGTCGATCAAGCAGCGATTGGAGCGCTTGTCCTGTCGTCAGGACAAGCCATGCGTTGACACAGCCAACGATGCGCAACCATGAAAGCTACAATCCTCAAACATCCCGCCCGGACCTCCAACACAAGCCAACCGCTCGAAGGTGGTGGAAGCTCGGGCTTCATTCAGCCAACCCTGATCAAGAAGAAGGAACTGGCGAAGCGCCTGTCGGTGAGCACTCGATCCATCGATACCTGGGTCGCCAAAAGAGTGATCCCCTACATCCAGATCACGCCGCGCTTCTACCTTTTTGAGTTCGAGGCGGTGCTCGCCGCCCTGAAAAAGAACTATCAGGTGGAAACCCGATCCTGATTCCTGAATACAAAAAACCCCGGACGGTGCGAACCATCCGGGGTTTTTTATTGAATTCACCTGCCCCGCATTTTCTTCACCATGCTCACGAGCGACATGATGCCCACGAGCAGGCCGACGCCCAAGGACGCCACTCGAAGGTGCCATTCGAGCTGCTCTTGATAGGACGTGATGACTCCGACCATCGGCGAGGCGATGCCGACGAAGGCTTTCATGACGTAGTCGAGGTCGATGTTGATCGGTGCGCGCATGGTTGGATTACAGGTTGGTGGCCGCTACGAATGCGCCGTCGATTTGCTCTTCGGTCAACCCGAGTTCGGTCCCGAGCATCGTGACCAGCGGGTGGTCGCGGCGGTATTCATTCGCGTAGTCAAACTCAATCAGCGCGGCCTCGCGCATTGTGGCGTCGGGCGTGGCTTCGATCATGGACCTTAGCGCTTCACCCGTGATACCCTGCGACAACAACCAAAGGCGGATTTGGCGCTGGGTGCATGCGGGGAACCTCGACTTGTCGTCGGGGTCGGGCGGAATTTCATCCCGGTTGTATTTGACCCCTGCCGCGTCAAGCTCCTGCAAGCATTCTGCCAGGGGTTTACCCACGTTGCCGGAAGCTCTCCAAAAAGTAACCTCGGTCCCGTTGTGTTCGTAATCGTAGTATTGCATGGCGATGATGGTTATGGGTGTCCGGTAATGAGGCAGGCGACACCGCGCCCACGGAGTTTCTGCACTAGGTAGAAACCTTCCGTCTTGTTTATGGTCCTCCGCATCAGCGGATACTGAGTGAGAGATATGTTATTGCCGTAGGTAGGCTGCGTGGTGGCGAACCTCGTGCATTGGAAACTGCCCGTGTCGATTACCGCGATCGGGCCGCAGGTGGCTTTGGTTGCAGATCCAGTGTTCACGTCGTTGATAGATGACGAGGCCGACCCTTGCGCTCCGGCGAAGCTAACATAGTCGCCATTGTCATATCCGTGATTGGCCAGCGTGACGGTTACGGTTGCCGCCTGTATGGGGGCTATCACGTTTGCACTCATCATCAGCCCTTGGTGGAAGCTCTGATTCAGCACCGTAAGCGTCCCGCCAGTTCCCGCAGTCGTGACCGAGGTTGAGTAGAATGTGAGTTGGGTTGCCGAATTCGCGGTCATGACGTGCAACCCGTTAATGTCCGGGGTGGACCCTGTGTGTCCGGTAATCAGAACGGTTACTTTGGCCCCGGTGTTTGCGCCGTGGCCGGGGGCTGTGACGACAAAACTTCCATTCGCGGTGGTGAACGGGACGCCAGTGTTCGTGTGCGGGTAGTCCTTGATCTTGCTGGTGACGCCGATGTCAGCGACCGGGGACATGACAAACCGTGTGGTGGCGTTGGAATACCAGATCGCCCATTGGTTCTCCGCGCAATCGTAGCGGGGAAAGGCGGTTTCACCGACATTGCGGTAGTAGTTCCCTGCCACAAACACAGGAAGAGCAAAACCACCGGGCGCATTGACAGTCGAAGTCGAGGATTGCACGTCATGGGCATCGACGTTGGGTTGTATGCCTATCTGCGTCGGAACCTTGACGGTTCCGGTGAACTGCGGGCCTCCCACGTGGAGAGAGACCGTGCCGGACGCGGCGGCTGCAACGGGAGTCCACCCGGAACCCGTCAGCTCATTCAAAGTGAACGTGGTCGAGCTGAGCACGGTGACTGTCCAGATGCCGTTGTAAGGGGCCGCCGTTGATGTAAATCCTGAGAGGATCACCTGCGTCCCGGTGGTCAGGCCGTGCGCGGTGCCAGTGGTGATAATCCCTGTCGTGATAGCCGCCGCAACTGTCGTAACGATTGAAGAGCCGGTGGTGGTCGCCGAAAAGAAGCGGTTCGCTCCCCACCGTGTCGTGACGTTCGTACCGTCGAGCGCGTCAAGGCGTTTGAGGATATTCTCGAAGGAACGCTCGACGCACTTCCATGTCACTGTTCCATCAACAACCGTATCTCCAATGGTCGTTGGCCATGTGGGCTCGGAAGCACCGGACGTTCCCGAGGTGGTGGCCAGATACTTGCGTCCATTCTTTGTAGCAAGCGGAATGACGGACACCCCTTCGCGCTGGATGTTCGCGGTGCCAGATGCAACCGTCGTCCACGCGGAAGCGTTGAGATAGGTGAAGACATTTGCGTCCACCTTTGTCACCGATACCCTAGAGCCGTTGGCAACGTGGTTTCCCGGTTGGGTTCCAGCAAGTCCGCTTACCGTGATGATATCCCCGGTTTCAAGACCATGGGGAGTCGGACAAGTGACAACGGTAGTGAGCGCCACAGTCGGGTGGAGCGCAAACGCGCTTGCGGGAATCCGGCTGGCGGCAGGTGAATGGCAAGGCGTTCATGAATGAGTCCAACGCGGGCAACATCGCGTTCCGCCTCGACTACGAACCCGGGATTCGCATCGGTGATTTTCAGGACAAGCCCAAGATCCAAAAGTATCACACGGTATCCGAGTTCAAGGATCTCTTCGGCCCGTTCTTCCGCTCGGTGAAGGTGGATGACTTTTCCAACAACATCAACGCGGCCTGCGCGTCAGCCTTGCCGGTTGATCCCGCCCGCCTTCGTGCCGCCATCGAGTTTGAGTTTAACCTGCCCTATCCAGACGGCACTCGCATGGATCTCGCGAAATGCGCCATGGACGCCTTCTCGCAACGTCTTCAGACTACCCTATGATCATCCTGCTAGACCTCAACTACACGCTGGTGGCCAACTCGCCCAAGCACGGCACCACGCCCGAGCGCATGGAGAAACGACTGGCCAATGAGCAATACCGGCAATGGCTGGTGGAACTCGTCCGGCCTCACACCGTCGTTCTCATCACCGCCCGCCCGGAAACTTGGACGATCAAAACGCTCGACCGCATCGAGGAGCAAACCGGCTGGCGACCACAGGACGCGTGCTTCGCGCCGAAGGGTTGGTGGAATCCACCTGCGATCAAGGAACATCTGCTCAAGAAAGACGTGTTTCCTATCCACGGCGATGACGCCCGCTACCTCGCGATTGAGAGCAATCCTCGGACCCGCGAGATGTATGCCCGGTTCTCTATCCCGTGCTTCTGGGTGACGGCGGAAGGCACCTGCCTGACCGAGGGCACGCGGATCGTGAGGCGGTTGCCGCGTTGACATCCGTCACGCGGGCATGAGAGAAGCCCAACGTGATGAGGTGATTCCACGCGGAGCCTGGCAGTTCGATCAGGAAGTGACCGCAGTGTTCGACGACATGCTCCAGCGGAGCATCCCACAATACAACGCGATGCGCATGGTGACCTTCGAGGTTGGCCGGCGATTCGTGCAACCCGGCACCGCCATCATCGACATGGGATGTTCCCGCGGCCAGGCGCTGCTGCCGTTCGTTTCCAACTTCGGTGCGGCCAACGATTACATCGGCCTGGAGATCAGCGAGCCGATGATCCAGGCGGCACGGGAAAACTTCAACTATCACCCGCACGGCAATCGCGTCAGCATCCAGTCTGCCGACTTGCGCCACGAGTTCCCTGGTGTGACTTCCAGCCTCGTGCTCTCGGTGCTGACGCTCCAGTTCACCCCCATCGAATACCGCCAGCAGATCATCCGCCGCGTCTTCGATTCGCTGGCTCCGGGCGGTGCCTTCATCCTGGTGGAGAAGGTTCTCGGGG